GCCCCATTGCAAACGCTGGGTCTGCCTCGACCCGCTCTACGTAAAGGTCATCGGTGTCCTTGCAGACGGCCAGGTACATCGCCCGAGTCAAGCCCATGAGGTTCATGTAGGTCTGCATCTGGGAAATGTGCAGCGGCTTGCTTTCGCGCACCTTCTTTGCCAGCAGGTCGTTGAAGCTCTTGACCGAATGCGTCTTGAACTCCAGGACATGCCATGTCTTAGGCGCTTCCAGAAGGTTGATGGCCACACCGTCAAGCGAGCCACCAAAGTGGCCACCATGCGCTTGGACCCGAAACTGGCGGCCAGTATCTGGATCAACCTCCAGGACCGTCGCTCCAGTTCGTCGCAGGTTCTGAACCAGACGGGCTTCCTCGAGTTGGCCGGTTTCGAAAAGGCGCAGGAGGCGTCCTGGGTGCTGAGCCCGGGTGACCCAGCGGAAATCAAACCAGAGCGCTCGCTCACAGTCTTTGCCGATCAGCGATGCGCCAAGGTGGGCTCGAAATCCGTCCCCAGCGTCGGCCTCGTAGGCCGCGAAGATCGCGTCCCTTGTCGGGCTGGTGATGCTTGGCAACTCAGCCATGCTGCACCCCCTGTTTAGCTTGAAGCTCTCGGGCACGGGTGACCACTGCCTGCCAGCGTTCGTCATCGCAATCGGCACGCAGCACCTCGATCAGCGCGTCCTTGAACCGCTCTCGGTGCCCGACGGGTTGGGCAACATGAAGCTTGGCCATGTGTGCCGTCAACTGCGCCAGTTCCTGCTGCTTCACACGAAGCGCAGTTTTGGCCCGGTGGAACCACGTGGCATCGAGTGACTTCTTCTCCGTCTGGCGACGGATATCGGTCGTGGCGATCTGGATCCGGATGGAGGCGATCTCATCTTGAAGCGCGGCCAGACGCTCACGGCAGCCCTGCAATGTGCTGGGCAGTCGGATCGGCGTGGCCGCTAGAGCGTGCTCATGCATGCTCGGGTCCTCCTCAGGCCTGACGCTTCCAGGGCAGGCCGTTGGCCGCGGGAGTAGCGGTCGGCGCAGCCGTGATGGGACGTGCGGCAGCAGGTGCCGAGGGCGGCGTGAACGACGGCGCGGGCGGCGCTGCTGTTGCGCTGGCACCGCCTCGCGGCAGATAGCGAATGGAGTTGGACTCGCCGTACATGCCCTTCGGGGGACGCACCCTCACATCCAGGGTCATTGGGACCAAGTGCAACTGCTCGGAGTTGCTGACCTGCAGCTTGCCCACGGCGCGACAGATCGAGGACAGGGTGCGCTTGGCGATCTCTACCGTGTCCGGGTTGGCGTTGACCAAGTTGAGCCGGTCGAAGAGTTTGCGTCCGACGTACTGGCCCTCAAGGATGTCGACCTCCAGGTAGAGGTACTGGCCGGTGCCATCCTTGGTCGCACGCATTTCGCTGGCGACGATTTGGCCAAGGTACTTGCCCGGAGGCAGGACGTCGTAGTTGCTGCTGGGCTCGACAGAGGATGCGTCGAAGGTTTGTCCGAATGAAGCCATGGTGATTACTCCTTTTTCAGGTGCGGGTGGTGGTGGAAGGGATCAGGGTCGAATGCAGGGTTTCAGGCATGGCCTGCGCAAAGGCAGACCATTCAAGGGGAAGCGTGTCGGGCAGGTCGTAACGGTTCTTGGCCAGGAATGCGGGGCGTTCGACCGTGTGAATCACACGCTCGCCCGAACCCACGGCACGGCTGACCTTTTTGTTGAAGCCGACGTCCGCCTTGACGGTGGAGATGCGGTAGTTGGCAAACAGCACAACGTCCGAGTGCTCTTGCAGCAGTGCCGCTGCGCGGGCATGGAGCTTGATCACATACCTGTCGTAGGGGTCGTGCTCAGGCGAATCGAAGCGCTTGATGTCGGTGTGGGCGATCTGCACCACGGTCATGCCGCGGTCGTCGCGAAGCGCATTGAGGCCATCGATGTATTGGCGCCAGAGGTTCAGGGCAGCAACGTAGCCTTTGCCGTACCCGGCGTCCTCGATCGAATTCCATCCGTTGTCGCGGCAAGCTTTAGCCCAGACCAGCGGTTCCAGCCAGTCCACGCTGTCGACCACGACCGTGGAAAAGTCGTGTTGCTCGGTGTAGAGAGCTGCAAGCGCCTCCATCACCTCATCGAAGGTCCGTGACAGCGGGAAGTTCGCAGCCGACAGCGTGCCCAGACCATCTTCCGTCTGGATGAATACGGGTTTGTTGGCCTGGCCTGCGAAGGTGGTTTTACCGACGCCAGCAACGCCGTGGATCAGCACCCTTGGTGGCTTGGGTGTTCCAGCCCGGTTGAGTTGTGCAAGGGAGATGGCCATCAGACTGCCTCCCCAAATTTGCTGTCATTCGCTGCCTCAGGCACAGCACCGTCCACGATGCGCTCGAGCTTGTATGTGGGCTTTCCGGCCTTGAGCGTGCGTGCGGGTTCGAACAGTTGGCGCACGGCAGGCGGCCAGGCCGTGTACTTGGTCTCAGCGACCTTGACCTCCAGACTCACGTAGTCCTCGGGGTTCTCCCCCCACTTGCGCAGGGCCTCGACGGCTTCTTTGAGCTTGCGCTGGTCGTACTCCACCTTCTTGGGGAGGTCGGCAATCACGGTGTGGCCATCCACATCAAAGCGAACCGTACCGGTGTTCTTGCCAGCATCCTGGCGCAACTGATGCGCCCGCTCACCGAAGCGGCGGTGCAGCACACCTTGGAGGAATTGCTTGTAATGGCGGGCGGTGTCCTCAGCATCAGACACGCGCTGGATCAGGCGGTAGAGGTCCGCCAGTGGCAGGCTTTCAAGCTCTGCCATCACGAAGTTGCCCACCTCGTCGAGGGCATCGGGTTCAGGGATCATGGGGACTCTCTTTCTTAGTGGGTGCCGGTGGCGGGCACGGGGGAAGGCGTACCAACCTGGCGAAGGCGGGTGCGGATTTCGGGTGGCGTGAGGGTGCTGGCAGATCGCACAGCGATGTAGCGGTAATGGGCATCGCCCACCTTCAAGCTGAACAGGTGGACCAACCCCAACTCGCAGGCGATCCAGGCACGTCGGGCAAGTGCGTGAAGGCGATTGCGTTCCTTGGACTCCAAGCCGCTGCCCGAGTCAGAGCGATCCAGCAGCAGGAAGCCTTCGTGGTACTGGATAGACTGGCCGACCAGGGCGTTTGCCATCCAGTCGCACAGACCGGCCTCGGTGAGTTTTTCGGATGGCACGTACACGGCTTGCAAGGCTGCTTTTCCAGCATCAATGCCAAGCCCGAGGTGGCTGCGCGTCGTTTCAACAATGGTTTTTGTGTTCAAAATCAAATCTCCAGGCGTGAGTTGGCCTACCACCACCGCCCAGAGGGGCGCGGCGTTTGCGGTTCTTGAAGGTTCTTACCGAGCGAGGGGGCTGGTTTTCTCAGCCACCCCGCGATCGGTCATGCAGCCGGCCGGATGCCGAACATGCGCAGGTGCATACGCAGGTCGTCAACACGGCGGTAGAAAGTGGCGGTGGACATCCCTGCAGCCTTGGCTGCGCTCGGAATGTCGTGGTGTCTGTCGATCAGGTCGAAAAGGTCTTGCTGGTCCTGACTCATGCAGGCCAGCGCGGCATGGATGTCATGCAGCGTTTCGCTGTCCCTGAACAGATCCCGGTCATCGGACCAGAGCGGTATGACGTTTTTGCCCATGTGGGAAGGCTGAGGCAGACCGAAATAGCTGGGATCGTTTTCAGCGTCCCGGAAATCTGGCTGATATTCAACCCTGCCCCATTCCTTGCTGAGCGCATTGGCAATGTCAGCGGCTAGATTTGCCGAAACGGCGCCCGTAAAGGTATTTAAACTGCCTTTGGTGACATCAAAAGCCGGTTCACGCTCAAGCAATCCAAGAATAATTGACTGCCGAACATCCTCTGCCTGTGATTCAGACAGGCGAAAGTCCCGCTTGAGGGATGCAGTCCGAACGGCAGCCGCCGCCATAGCGGACGCCAGGTAGTCGTTGGTGTAATTGGCGGAAAGGTGTCTCATGTTTGCGCTTTCGTGTTCGAATGCGCTCATGATGCCGGCCAATTTTCAATAGCAAATAAGCTTTGGAGTGCTAACCAAATGCTGTGGGTGGGCAAAACACCCGGGCAGGATTACCGGAGCACCCGGTTTGGGTACCCAAACGGGGTAAATCAGGTGTTTGATTTGGCTTTTCGGTGCCCAGAAATCCACTCATTGATCGTACCGACTGCAAAAGTGTCCAGATCTTGCCGCCGGGCCTCTTGGGAAAGCCAAAGCCAGAGCTCGGCAGCGGCGGCAGCAATGCTTTTGCTCTGGTACGAGGGGTTTTGGTCGTATTGGGCCAGAACTGCATCTCGACTTTGATTGCGCCGTTGCAAGCTTTTTTCTTTTCCGATTTGGCCCCAGGCTCGTCGCTTCTCACTTTCCGCCTTCTTGATTTCCTCGATGCCCTTTTTTACGCCTTCCTTAGTCAAAGTCTCTGCACGATCAATTGTGGCCTCAGTCAACTCTTTAAGCTGAAGCATTTTTTTAACTGATTCAGCGTAAGTAACCGTTTCCATCGCCTCAATCAGGTTACTGCCAAATCGTGAAACTTCATGGGGCTCGTAATTTTTGTTTTGTCGAGGGATTCTCTTCATTTGCTTGAAATCAAAGGTCGACTCCAACGATTCGAGATATCCGCCGACCATGGCTAATGCCATTGCAGCAAAATATTCGTACTCCTTGACATTGGGGATATCAGGATCATTCGAAGTTTCCATCGTCTCAAGAACTTCTTTTGCAGCTTCAATCGGTCGCGTATTGTCGGAAGTTTTAATATCGTAGTGCTCAAAGGCTTCGGACTTGAAGTCACGGAAATGTCCGTCTTCATCAGTCTCCAGAAGTTCATATCTTTCATCGCTTTCAATCGCTGAAATAGCTTGATGTTTTTCATTATCGAAATAGCTGTCAATGCAAGCATCAATTTCGTCAGCAAGCCATCGAACCTGCTTTGACGATCGGCCCTGGAGTAAATAACGCGCCCTCCAGACAATTTCACGCGCTTCAGAAAACGGCGCCCAAGAAATTTCATCTTTCATCGGATCGAAGTGGTCCAGATTGCTCGGGTAAAAGCCCATACTCTCCCCCTAATAACGGCTGCGTGCTCAGATAAGTTCTATTGTAAGTTTTGCCCGCCACTGAGAAAACAGCCAGACCCGGCCGGTATGAACCTTCATGCCAGCCCAATCTTCACGCCCCGCCTCCAAGAAGCCCCCAGAACGGTCCTCAGCAGCCGTCGTGGGCGCCATCCTTGCCCTAGCCGTCATCCGGATGCATGACCGCCAGGATCGACTTGATAACCTGACCGAACAGAGCGTTAGTACGGGGTGTCCTGACCACCAAGGAGAACCCCAGTGACCGAAACCGTTGTGGCCCGAGTGGCCGCCCTCAAGACCATCACCACCGCCGAGCTCAAGCAGATGTGGCGGGACCTCTTCAACCAGGAGCCGCCCCCGTTCAACAGGCGATTCCTCGAAACCCGCCTGGCTTACCGGATTCAGGAATTGGCCTACGGCGGCCTCAAGCGCGAAACCGCCAAGCGTCTTGCACAACTCGGTGAGCAACTCGATGGCGGAAAACAAGATGTCCGGCGCCGTCGCCTGGATAACCGACCAATCGCCGGCACTCGCCTGATCCGGGAATGGCAAGGCACATCCTGTGAGGTGTTGGTCTGCGTTGACCACTTCGCCTACAACGGCCGGCCATACAAGTCGCTGTCCAGCATTGCCCGCGCCATCACCGGCACCAACCGCAACGGCTGGGCTTTCTTCGGCCTCGGCTCGGCAAGGAGCGCAGCATGACGGATGAGCGTCGCCTGATCTGCGCCACCTACACGCGCAAGTCCACCGAAGAAGGGCTTGATCAAAACTTCAACTCGCTGGACGCCCAGCGAGACGCCTGCGAAAACTTCATTGCCAGCCAGAAGTCCGAAGGCTGGATGATGGCCCGCGAACGCTACGACGACGGTGGCTTTTCTGGCGGCAATATGCAGCGACCTGGACTTCAGAAGCTGCTGGATGATGTCCGCAATGGCATGGTCGACATCATCGTGGTCTACAAGATCGACCGGCTGTCGCGCTCGCTTGCCGACTTCGCCAAACTGGTCGAACTCTTTGACGAGCACAAGGTCACCTTCGTGTCGGTGACGCAGGCGTTCAACACGACGACCTCGATGGGGCGGCTAACGCTGAACATCCTGCTGTCCTTCGCCCAATTCGAGCGCGAACTCGCCGGCGAGCGGGTACGCGACAAGATCGCCGCCTCACGCCAGCGCGGTATCTGGATGGGCGGCATGCCCCCGTTTGGCTATGACGTCAAAGACCGCAAGCTGATCCCAAATCCTGCCGAAACGCAGATCGTCCGGGAAATGTTCCAGCGCTTCGCCGCAACGCCTTCAATGGCAACCCTTGTGAGAGACCTGCGTGCAAGAGGTGTCACATCAAAGTCCTGGACCACCTCAAAAGGGATCGAGCGCAGCGGGAAGTTGATCACCAAAGGGTATGTCTACAAGGTATTCAAGAACACGGTCTACATCGGGATGGCCGCATACAAGGGGAAGCAATTCCCCGGCGAACATGAACCGATCATCGAGCAAGAACTCTGGGATACGGTCCAGGAAAACCTTAAGGCTGGCGACAAGCACGTGAAGGGCGGATCCGAGTCTCGCGACACAAAAGCCCCAACGCTGCTTCGTGGGCTGCTGTTTTCACCTGAGGGGCGTGCGTTCACGCCAGGCTGGACCAGCAAGGGTCCCAAACGGTACCTGTATTACATCAACACGGATGCGATCAAGCTCGGCAAGGATGCCTGCGAGGTCCGCCGCATACCAGCGGGTGAAATCGAAGGGGTGGTAGTGCAACAAATACGCGGGGCCCTACGCTCGCCAGAAATCCTGTCTCAAGCCGTGCATGAAGTGTCAATTGCCCGTCCGGACATCAGCGAAACAGACGCCATCAAGCACCTGCAATCGATCGACCAGGTTTGGGACCACCTCTTCCCGGCAGAGCAGGTGCGCATCGCGCATGCATTGATTGAGAGGATTACCGTTCGCAAAAACGGCATCAGCATCACTTGGAAGACCAAAGGCATGCCCAGGTTCCTGCGTGACTCGATCATGCAGCAGCCCTACAAGGAGGCCGCATGACACCCTCACTACAAATGCCGGAAACAACGCACATCCCAATGACCTTCCGTCCACGTGGCGGAAAAACAGTGATCGTCATGCCTGATGGATCACGAGGGGTCGTACGCCGGGAGGCAACGATCGATAACACGATGATCAAGGTGATCGCCAGGGGCGTCCGGTGGCAGCGACTGATCTATGACGGCACGTATACATCGATCGAGGACTTGGCTGCAGCGGAGAAGATCAACCCGTCCTACATCAGCCGAATCTTGAGGCTGGCGTTTCTGTCACCGGTCGTAGTGCAGGCGATCCTTGATGGGTCGCATCCTGCCTGGCTGACGATGAGGGATCTGCTGGAGCCATTTCCGATGGACTGGCGACAGCAAGAGCAAAAGTTCCTGGCTCAGTTTCGGCCCGAGCCCGCCGTGGCCAGATCGAGTGCAGCCTGAAACACCGCCTGCATCTGGGTATCACCAACGCAGATGCGCACCAGAGTGATGTCTGGAAACTCGGGGGCTCGGCTAAGCAACGCCTTCAGAATGATCTCAGCGGCTAGTTCGGGCGGAAATTTGAAGACGCCCGTACCGACAGCGGGCATCGCCATCGACTTGATTCCTGCATCCTTTGCAACCCTAAGCACTTGGGCGATTGCAAGGTCAAGGTACTTCTCCGGGTGATCGTCATTGATATAACTGGCTGCCCTGGCATGAATGACGTACGGGTTTGGAAGCTGGAAGCCCGGGGTGACAACAGCTTCGCCGAGTGCGATAGGCGAGTAGCGGCGGCAGTACTGCTCCAGTTCCGGCCCCGCCGCTGTGTGAATGGCACCAGCGACACCTGAACCAAACCGCAGGTTCGCATTTGCCGAGTTCACCAGCGCGTCCACATCCGGTTGACGGACGATGTTACCGACTACGATCTCAACCCGCACGTTTCTTTCCTCGCCGCTTAGGCTTTTGCCACATCGAAAGAATCACCTGATCGGAAATCTCCCCCATCCGCGGGGTTACCCAGTTGTACCCGCCATCACCAACTGCGTCATAAAACTCTGCTGGGGTCCGCCATAGCCCCCACCATTCACAAACCGGCCCACCTTGTCCGTGAACCTCGATAAGGCACCCCACAAACGCAATAGACCCGTCACTGCCGATTAGTCGATAAGCATGCAACGACGCAAGCAAGTATGTGTCGTCGCCGGCTTGCGCGTAGTTGATCCGCTGTCGGGCCCAACTCAACCGATCTGCATCTTGAATCTCAACTTCCTCTGGGATATCGAGGTTGTATCGAGCCTCTGCATCGGAAAATTCAAGTTGGGCGATGTAGCCGAGCTTCAAAGAATTTTGCTCACCGAGATCGGCAATCAAAAAGTCCCAGCCGTCGATCTCCAGCCACTCGCAGATCCGAGTGAGTCCATCCGGTTCTTCCACCCCAGCGGCGAAGTCCCTCAGTACAGCGTCCGCAACAGGTTGGAGGTCAGGAGGCAAACATGTTTCAGCGTTCATCATTGGCCCCCTCAGGGCTTACGGCCGAACAACTTGGACAAAAACCCTCCACCGCTCGATGCACTAGGCTTCGGGCTTAGGTCGCGCAGGGGCTTGTCTGGAAGTTGGCGCATACGGCTGTCGGGAATGAACTGCTCGAGCAAATCCGCCCGCGGCTTCAACCCCCACTTGCGTAGGACATCAGAGAAGAGGCGCGGAGCAGATTCAGCCGCTTCAATGGCGTAGAGATCCGGCGCAAGGATTTCCGCATAGTCATCAAGAGACCACTCGCGCTCAATAGTGATCGCCTGCTGGGCTTTGTGGCAGGGGAAGTTTCGTTTGCCAGCCGAAACACGGCCAACAATGTCGTGCTCCAAGACAAGTATCAGAGCCGAAGCACAGGAGCCGAAATTATGTTGGTCATCATCGTTCGGACTGCTAACAAGTTCCTTGGCCCAGCGTAGCCAGTACTGAATGGCTCGATGTTGAGGGAACTGCGTGTGCACTCGAGCCGCCTCCCGCACTTCGTCAGCATTCAGCTGGGGACGCAACTCCTCCAGGAACGAGAGCACCTCCGCATCACCCATTGCAACGAGCGCGCCGAAAACAGCGGCTCGATTGGCAAGGGTAGATCGAGAAAACAAGTTGCGGAGCTCGCCGCATGCATAAAGCTCGCCATTGACGTAGTCAGAGGAAGATACGAAGTCGATTGCCGCTTTTGTTGTGATCGGCACGTCGTCATCGAGGACCAGGAACGGTAAGAAGACGACAGGCAAAACCTTGCCAGCCTCTACTAGCCCAACCATTTCACCTTCAAGAAGCAGACGGGTATCACTGTCCAGGCCCTCGGCGACAGCGTGCTTGTACACCGCTGAGATCTTGGCGATGTAAGAAGTGTCGCCCTCGACGCCGTAGCAAAAGAAAAGCACTCGCAGAAGGTCAACTAGCTGCTGCTCTGAAAATTGCTTCCACTCGTCCGAAGCCAGAATCTTGTCAACATCTTCGATCGATTCAAACTTCAGCCGCTGAGGTTTCTTGACCTGAGGCTCATTTTCTTTTTCCTCGGAGAACTCCGGAAGCCAGACGGCAGGAAAAATCTTCTCGAAGAAAAATCGTTTGAACTCTTCGGAACTCAGAGCAGTGTCTTTAATGTGTCCAGAAATTCCAGTTTTTTCGATCGATCCAGCCCAGGCATAGAACAGAGCCTGCAGTTCTGGTTTCACATGGACTTCGGATGTAACGACATCAGCCAAATAGGCGGCGGCGGACTCTGGATCATCAGCCTCATCACCGTCGCCACCTCCAGCCATTGCCTCAGAGACCCGGCTCCACGGATCGCCAAGGTGGCGCTTTACGCTTGCTGCTACTCGTACAACGTCATCCTCAAAGCGTTCAAAGATCTGATGGACAACTTCACGCCTCGACTCTTCTTGGATTTGATTACTTACCAAAACCAATGTTGGACAACTTCCGTAGTCCAATGCGATGAGAGGCTCAAAGTCTTGCTGAGGAATCCAGGTGTCGCCAACGGTAAATCGCCCGACTTGCTCAACTGTTTGGCTAAATGGATTGAGCATGACCTTCACCAATGGAAGGGGCGCATTTAAAGTCGACTTACCGACGCTAGCTACAAAAGTCAGTGTGGGGCCAAAAGGATTGACGATTACCAGCGCATAAAAAACATCCAACTCGGCTCCGTCCAGGTCTTCCAGCGAGGACGTGATCGGCTCGGCGTACATTTGTACAGAGCACGGGGTACTCATTTGTCCACCTCCGATTTGGTTATTGTTTCTGACTCCAGAGCGTTGACTTCATCCAATCGTATGACTTCGACCCTCAGGCCTTGCTTTTCAGGCAACTGCCTATAGCGCTTCCATGCGCCGGCCCGGTAGGGCTTTGCTTCATCATAATCACTTTTGGTTAAAGCCGACCCTCCGTAGCGCCCCTGAAGGTAATGGCGCAGCGATCCATCTTCGTAGTGGACACGCACACAAGCGGTCACTGAGCTTTTCCACTTTTTATCGATGAACAGTATTGTCTTCATGTTCACCTCTTAATTGGCCAGCACCGTTTTTCGCACGTCGCGCACATGCTTGCATTCCCCGCGGTACTCAAACCCTGGGCAGGTGCACTGCAGATGCCCGCTTCGACCGAAGGAGACTATGTATGACTTCTTTGGGTCCTTAGAGCTTGGGAACTCCCACGAGCCAGTCTCCATCAGAGGCGCGTCCTGGGGCAGCGCGGCCACCATCTCGCCGATGATGTCCAGGCGCGCCCCTTCCTGACCCACCGCACGAGCGGCCTTGGACTCTTGCATTAGAGCGGGGCCGAGGCGGGTAAGCTCTTCCTGGAGGTCCTTAAGGATTGAAGCGTCAGGTAGCTCATCCGATTCCACGGCCTGCACGAGTTTGAGCTTAGCCTCAAGGAGCCGGGCGATATAACGGTCCAGCGTGCCGTTCGCTAGCAGGTACTCGACGGTGACCTGCTTGTCCTGGCCAATCCGGTAGCACCGATCCTCGGCCTGAAGGTGATTGGCCGGAACCCAATCGAGGTCCTGAAAAATCACATGGGTTGCTGCAGTGAGATTCAGGCCGACACCCCCTGCAATCAGGTTGCAAAGCGCCACTGTGACATTGGGATCCTTTTGAAAGGCATCCATCGCTTTCATGCGCTGCTTGGCGCTGTCTGCACCGGTGATCGTGACGGCTTGATCGCCCCACGTCTTCTTGTGCCGCGTGATGCCCTCGGTGTACGAGGTAAAGACGATCACCTTTTGACCGCTGGCCACAACGTCCTTGACGCGCTCAGCGCATGCGGCGTGCTTGGCTTTATGGAGTGCCAGCCGCAGCTTTGTGATCCGAGCCAGGAACTCGGTATCGTTGGGGCGGCTCGCATCTGAACCCAGAAACCAGTTCAGGAATCCCTCATTGGCATTCCATGCGGCGTCGCCGGTTATCTGCAACGGCACCCAGGTACGGATTTTTGGTGGAAGGTCCAGGACCTCATCCTTCTTTCGCCGCAACATCACCTCTTTGAGCAGGAGGTTGAGTTCGCTAATGTTCGATGCACCGTCCGTTACCCATCCATAGTTGTTGCGATAGGCACCACAGTACTGACGGGCAAAGGAGATGAAGCTGCGGGCAGCCGGGTGGCCAACCGCTCGCAGCAGGTTGAACAAGTCCCGCGGCCGGTTGGGCATCGGTGTGCCGGTGAGCAGAAAGACCAGGCGAGGACCCGTCACGCCGGCGCGTTTGTCGTCTGATACACCGAGGATCTTCAGCGCCTGGGAGGATCGCTGGCTCGCGTTCTTGATGAAGTGCGCCTCATCCAGTGCGACGCCTGTCCAGGCGACCTTACGCAACCGATCTGCGTTACGGGCCAGCAGGTCGTAGTTGACGATCACCCATTGGGGCTGTGAGTGCTCGTAGCCGGAGACGCCCAGAACCTCGATCCGGGCATCCGGGTCAACCAGAAGGATTTCCCGTGCCCAATTCAGTTTCAGCGACGCGGGACAGATGATGAGAAACACGCCCGAAGGCGCGGACTCTTTGAGAGCGATGATGGCTTGGCGTGTCTTACCCAGACCCATGTCATCGCCAAGGATCGCGCGGCCGCGACGGGCCAAAAACTCAACTCCCGTTACCTGATGCGGATAAAGCGCATAGCTTTCAAGATTCATGACTCACTCCTCTTTAGCAGATTGGCCTATTGGCGTGGGGCCTGCAATTCGGATGAACTCGCCCCGGATGTCGAAGTTAGAACTTAGCGCCTCTGAGGCTCACTGGATGAGCCTGTGGACTCTATGAATTGGTTGATCGCGGATCCCAGCGAAACGAGCTGCGCCCGCTCAATGCAGCATCGAGCCTTAACCCGCTTCTCTTGCGGGTTCTTGGCGGTCAGGAGTTGGGTCTTGATGACGAGCTCGGTCAGCCAAGGCTGGGCAGGTATCGGCTTGATGATGAGCGTTTCGACGTAGGTGTCGGACGCAGACAGGGTGCACTCGACCTCAGTCAACGGCTCGGTCGTGGCAAGGGTTTCAGCGATAGACATGTTGGATCTCCTCTTTAGCCGCTTTGACGGTGTGTCGGGGGCGGCAATTTGGATCAAATCCCCCCAGCCCTTGAGGTGGGCCACCCCGAAAATCGTCAGCGCAACAGGATCAGTTGCGGGACTGCATCAGGTCCCACCCAAACGATGGCGTCTTGGTCAAATTGAATTCCAATAGCTTTAGCAGGCTCCAGGGCCAGACCCAACGCGAAGTAGCTCTTCTCCGCTGGCCATTCGGTGCCTTCTTCGCTGCCGGAGCCTTCAATGGTCTGCAGCCTCAGCTCCTGAAGCTTGCCGGCAAGTTCGGCATGCCCGAGCTCGTTGGCTTCATCGGACTGGATGGCCCCGCGCGGGTTGTAGGCGGTCAGGAAGGCGCCGCAAGCAACGCCGCTGGCAGCAAACAAGGCAGCAATGCGCTCCGAACGTTTGCCAATGTTCAAGACGATGTCTTGATCGGTGTGACCGAGTCGGTAGTCCGTGGCCAGGTAGGCGCGGACTTTGTCGGGATGGATCTGCGTCGTTTCAGACATAAAAAAGCCCTCCAGAGAGTCTATGGAGGGCCGACGCATCTCCCGGTTGGTTGCTCCGGCTGGAGCCGCATCCGCTTTCGCGTCCACCTTGCCCGGGGGCAGGTTGGTAAGGCCGTCGGGCCTTGTCTTGATGCAGGCTTAACTGTAACCGAATCGTTCTGCCTGTCAAGCCCCGGTCAAGGCTCATCCCTTGAGCCTGACCCCCAGCACAATATTTCAATCTTTCACCCAAGGATTGAAAATTTTGCACTATGCTGGTGTTTTCTACCGCCAATCTGGCCAAGACCATGCCATCCAGCACAGCTGAAAACGCCATCATGACCATCGGGGAAGTCGCCGACTACCTCAAGGTCACCGAGCGAACGATCTACAGGCTAGCTGGAGCTAAGCAGATACCAGCCTTCAAGGTCGGGGGGAGCTGGCGGTTTTCAAAAGCAGACATCGACCGTTGGATTCGGGAGCAGTCATCAACTGCCGACCTCAAAGATTAATCAGGAACATCAACATGACTGGCATTCAACAACGCGCAGAACTGCAACGTCGGATTTGGCAAATCGCGAATGACGTTCGCGGGGCAGTAGATGGATGGGACTTCAAACAGTATGTATTGGGTGCCCTGTTTTATCGATTCATCAGCGAAAACTTTGCGGCCTACATCGAAGGCGGTGACGATAGTCTTGAGTACGCCAAATTAAGCGATAGCTTCATCACCCCAGAGATCAAGGATGACGCCATCAAGACCAAGGGCTACTTCATCTATCCAAGCCAGCTGTTTTCCAATGTGGCCGCCAGCGCCAATACCAATGACAGCCTGAACACCGACCTGGCCAAAATCTTCTCGGCCATTGAATCCTCAGCCATGGGCTACCCATCAGAGCGCGACATCCGAGGGCTGTTTGCTGACTTTGACACCACGAGCAACCGCCTGGGCAACACCGTTAAGGACAAAAACGACCGCTTAGGCAAAGTGCTCAAAGGCGTAGGAGAGCTGGACTTCGGTGACTTCGATGACAGCCACATCGACCTGTTCGGTGATGCCTATGAATTTCTGATATCCAACTACGCGGCAAATGCTGGCAAATCTGGCGGCGAGTACTTCACCCCCCAGCATGTGTCCAAGCTGATTGCACAGCTGGCCATGCACAAGCAAACCAGTGTCAACAAGATCTACGACCCGGCCTGCGGTTCGGGCTCACTGCTATTGCAGGCTAAAAAACACTTCGATGACCATCTCATCGAAGACGGCTTTTACGGTCAAGAACTCAACCACACCACGTATAACCTGGCGCGGATGAACATGTTCCTTCACAACGTGAACTACGACAAGTTCAACATCCAGCTGGGCGACACGCTGATCGAGCCTCACTTTGGCGATGACAAACCGTTCGATGCCATCGTCTCCAACCCGCCTTATTCGGTTAAATGGGTGGGCAGTGATGACCCCACGCTCATCAACGACGACCGCTTTGCCCCGGCGGGGGTGCTGGCGCCGAAGTCCAAGGCTGACTTTGCATTTGTGCTGCACGCTCTGAGTTACCTCTCCAGCAAAGGCCGTGCTGCGATCGTCTGCTTCCCCGGCATCTTTTACCGCGGTGGTGCTGAGCAGAGAATTCGCAAGTATTTGGTGGATAACAACTATGTCGAAACCGTGATATCGCTGGCGCCGAACCTGTTCTATGGCACCACCATTGCCGTCACGATTCTGGTGCTATCCAAACACAAGCTAGATACCACCACCCAGTTCATCGATGCCAGCGGCCTGTTTAAGAAAGAAACCAACAACAATATCCTGCTGGACGAGCACATCAAAGAGATCATGGCTGTTTTCGACAGCAAAGCCAATGTCGATCATTTCGCACAGTCAGTATCTTTCGAAAAGGTCGCAGCCAACGACTACAACTTGTCAGTCAGCAGCTACGTCGAGGCCAAGGACAACCGCGAGGCCGTGGACATCAAGGCACTCAACGCGAAGATCTCAAGTATTGTGGCGCGACAAGCAGTGTTGCGAACTCAGATCGATGCCATCGTTGCTGAATTGCAAGGAGACGAGGCATGAGCCGCATCGATGATCTCATCGTCAAACATTGCCCAAATGGGGTGGAGTTCAAGGCCATAGGCGAAATTGCAGAGTGCTATTCGGGAGCCACCCCTGCATCTGGAGTAGCGGCCTATTGGGATGGGGGAACAATTCCGTGGATGAGTTCTGGCGAGGTCAACAAAGGTACTGTTTACGACACCGACAACAAAATCACTCAAGCGGGTTTTGATTCGTGCAGCACGAAAATGATTCCATCCAATGCTGTTGTCATTGCACTGGCAGGACAAGGTAAGACGCGGGGGACCGTTGCAAGGACGCGTCTATCCCTTTGCACAAACCAATCACTTTGCTCAATCGTCCCGAACATCGAGATGATTCTCAGCGACTTTCTTTACCACTTCCTGTCAACGCAATACCAGCAACTTCGCGACGTATCGTCTGGCAACGGTGCACGCGGTGGACTGAATCTTCAAATGATTCGAAGCTACCGTGTCCCCGTCCCGCCGATCATTATCCAAAGGGAAATCGTGAAAGTCCTTGACACTTTCACCAAGCTGGAAGCGGAGCTGGAAGCGGAGCTGGAAGCGGAGCTGGAAGCGCGCCGACGGCAGTACAAGTACTACCGCGACGCGCTTCTGACGTTCGGCGAACGTACGGACGCTGACGCAAGCAAGCAAGCAAGCAAGCAAGCAAGCAAGCAATCAATCTTAAGGTGGATGACCTTGGGTGAAATTGGAAATTTCGTTCGCGGTTCAGGTATCCAGAAGTCGGATTTTATCGATTTCGGGGTTGGTTGCATTCACTATGGCCAGATTCATACCCATTACGGCACATGGGCGGATGAAACCAAATCATTCATCAGTCCTGACTTTGCCGCCCGCTTGCGCAAGGCCCATTCAGGCGATTTAGTGATTGCCACCACGAGCGAAGATGACGATGCCGTGGCAAAGGCTGTCGCGTGGTTGGGCGATGATGAAGTGGCGGTCAGCACAGACGCGTACATTTATCGACACACCATCAATCCAAAGTACATGTCGTATTTTTTTCAGACTGAACTTTTCCGGTCACAGAAAAAACCATATATCACCGGAACTAAGGTGCGTCGTATTTCCGGTGATGCCCTTGCGAAGATTCGCATCCCCGTGCCGACAGACGCAGAGCAGGAACGCATCGTCTCCATCCTCGACAAGTTCGACGCGCTTGTGAACGACCTATCTTATGGCCTGCCCGCTGAAATTAAAGCGCGACGTCAGCAGTACGAGCATTACCGCAATCTATTGCTGAACTTCCCCAATACCGAGAGCGCTACAGCATGAGCGATTACAAAACAATTGCCGAGTCAAAGAAATTCATTGTTCTCGACCAATACACCCAAGAATGGAAGGTCGCGGAAAGTTATCAGAGCGAAAGCGATCTGGAACGGGAGTTGATTGCCGACTTGCGCAATCAGGGATACGAATACCTGCCAAGTCTGAACGAACCTGATGCAATGCTTGCCAACGTCCGCGTTCAACTGCAATCGCTCAATAACGTGCAGTTTTCCAACGGCGAGTGGATGCGCTTTGTCGAGACCTATCTGGACAAGCCCAGTGATGGCATTGTCGAAAAAACCCGCAAGATTCACGATGACTACGTGCACGACTTCGTCTTTGACGATGGTCGCATCCAGAACATTCGCCTGCTGGACAAGAAGAACATCGCCCGCAACAAGGTGCAGGTGATCAAGCAGTTTGAGCAGACCGGCACGCACGCCAACCGCTATGACGTCACGATTCTGGTCAATGGCCTGCCGTTGGTTCAGGTTGAGTTGAAAAAACGTGGCGTGGCCATCCGCGAAGCCTTCAATCAAGTGCATCGCTACAGCAAGGAGAGCTTCAACAGCGAGCACTCCTTGTTCAAGTACCTGCAGGTCTTTGTGATTTCCAACGGCACCGACAGCCGTTACTTTGCCAACACCACGCAGCGCAACAAGAACAGCTTCGACTTCACCATGAACTGGGCGAAGGCGGACAACAGTCTGATCAAGGACCTCAAGGACTTCACTGCCACGTTCTTCCAGAAGAACACTCTGCTCAATGTGCTGCTGCACTACTCGGTGTTTGATGTGAGCAACACGCTGCTGGTGATGCGTCCGTATCAGATCGCAGCCACGGAGCGCATTCTCTGGAAGATCAACAGCGCATTTCAAGCCAAGTGCTGGAGTGACCTGGAAGGCGGTGGCTTCATCTGGCACACCACGGGCTCAGGCAAGACCCTGACCAGTTTCAAGGCAGCGCGACTGGCCACGGAACTCGACTTTATCGATAAGGTGTTCTTCGTAGTGGACCGCAAGGATCTCGACTACCAGACCATGAAGGAATACCAGCGCTTTTCACCGGACAGTGTGAACGGTTCTGACAGCACTTTAGGGCTTAAGCGCAACCTGGCGAAGGATGACAACAAGATCGTCGTCACCACCATTCAGAAACTGAACAACCTGATGAAGAGTGAGGGCGACCTGCCAATCTACGGCAAGCAGGTCGTGTTTATCTTTGATGAGTGCCACCGTAGCCAGTTCGGCGAAGCGCAGAAGAACCTCAAGAGGAAATTCAAGAAGTTTTACCAGTTCGGTTTCACCGGAACCCCCATCTTCCCGGAAAACGCCTTGGGCGCAGAAACGACGGCCAGCGTGTTTGGCAGAGAGCTGCATTCGTATGTCATCACCGATGCGATTCGTGATGAGAAGGTGCTCAAGTTCAAGGTTGATTACAACGATGTGCGTCCGCAGTTCAAGGCCATTGAGTCCGAACTGGATGAGAAAAAACTCAGCGCAGCTGAGAACAAACAAGCTTTGCTACACCCCGATCGCATCCGTGAGATCACCCTGTACATTCTGAACAACTTCAGACAGAAGACCCACCGCCTGCATCCGGGCAACAAGGGCTTCAACGCTATGTTTGCAGTAAGCAGCGTGGATGCTGCGAAGCTGTATTACGAATCCTTCAGAGAACTGCAAAAGGGCGCTGACAAATCACTGCGTGTAGCGACCATCTTTTCATTCGCAGCCAATGAGGAGCAGGATGCCATCGGTGACATCCAGGACGAGAGCCTGGAAGTCTCAGCCATGAACAGCAGTGCCAAGGAGTTCTTGAGTGCAGCCATTGCCGACTACAACGCAATGTTTAAAACAAACTTTAGCGTTGATAGCGATGGCTTCCAAAACTACTACCGCGATCTGGCCAAGCAGGTTAAAGCCAAGGAAATCGATCTGCTGATTGTGGTCGGTATGTTCCTGACGGGCTTTGACGCGCCCACGCTCAACACCTTGTTTGTGGATAAAAACCTGCGCTATCACGGCCTGATGCAAGCCTTCTCGCGCACCAACCGCATTTTTGACGCCACCAAGACCTTCGGCAACATTGTCACCTTCCGTGATCTGGAGCAGGCGACCATTGACGCCATCACCCTGTTTGGTGACAAAAATACGAAAAACGTGGTGCTGGAGAAAAGCTACAAGGAGTACATGGAGGGCTTCACCGATGTGGCCACTGGTGAAGCGCGGCGTGGCTTTGTGGAGGTGGTTAAGGAGCTCGAAACACGCTTCCCTGATCCTGCTGCCATTGAGACAGAGGCTGACAAGAAGGCTTTCGCCAAACTCTTCGGCGAGTATTTACGCATCGAAAACGTTTTGCAGAACTACGACGAATTCGCCAGCTTGAGGGAGTTACGAGACGTTGACATGAGTGACCCAGCAGAGGTGGAAGCGTTCAAGTCAAAACACTATTTGACCGATGAAGACATGACTGCAATGGCCACCATCACGTTGCCTGCTGAGCGGAAAATCCAGGATTACCGATCTACCTACAACGACGTACGCGACTGGCAGCGTCGGGAAAAAACTGCTGACGATAAGGACAGATCAACCATCGACTGGGACGACGTAGTCTTTGAGGTTGACTTGCTCAAGTCGCAGGAAATTAATTTGGACTACATCCTTGAATTGATTTTCGACCACAACAAGAAAACCAAGAGCAAATCCGAACTGGTGGATGAAGTTCGTCGCGTCATTCGTGCAAGCCTTGGTAATCGCGCAAAAGAAAATTTGCTGGTCGACTTTATCAACAAGACAGATCTCGACCAGATTGGCGACAAGGCTAGCGTGATTGAGGCTTTCTTTTCTTTTGCGCAAGCTGAGCAGCAACGTGAAGCCCAAGAATTGATCAACTCCGAGAGCCTAAATGCGGATGCCGCCAAGCGGTACATCGCGGCATCACTGAAGCGTGAGTACGCCAGTGACAGTGGTACGGAGCTGAATGCTGTTTTGCCCAAGATGAGTCCATTGAATCCGGAATACCTGACCAAAAAGCAGAGCGTGTTTCAAAAGTTAGCGGCTTTTGTAGAAAAGTTTAAAGGGGTGGGCGGCAAGATTTGAGAATTTTTCTCATTTCAGAATAAAAGATTTGACCGAAAAATCTCAGCAGCTTTTCATTGAAAGACTAATTAATTGACTGCTACCAATCCTTCTCAGATCTTCAAAGAACTTTGCGATCTAGCCGACAGCGAGTTAGACGATCAACTGCCCGAAAGAATTCAACAGCTTCAGGCGCAGGGACTTGAACTGAAGGTCGAGACGAATCTCGATGAACCAGAATTCATCACAGACCCCAACTCCTACACCGAAGTCATCCAGTACTGTGAGCTCTGGATTGGCGACGCCAAAGTCTACGAATGGCAGGAAACATACTGGGGTAGTTTTGGCGGCATGGGGGCTGGCTGGTGGATCGAGCAAGGCGACACTTCGATCGACTTCGACGTACAGGCGCTCCTGGAGCTTCTTGACCTTCTACCCGAGGCACCGGAGGTTCCCAAACCCGACATTGCAGGCGATGACTAGCATGGGAGGGAAGAGTTCACCTTGGACTTGTTCAAACGGTACGGCACCAAAACCCCTATTTTTCGCCAACCCCCTCCCGCCGTACCACGGCCAAAAAGTCAGGAGGTCCTGAGACGAAACGGGGTTTGAGACGGTTTTCAGGGGTGGGTGGTTATGGGGACAGTCAGGAGCCCAAAGCAAAAAGCCCCGCGTGGTGCGGGGCTCTGTGCGCTAAGCAACTCGCCTGAGCGAGTTTGAAGGTCTTGTTCTGGCGGAGAGAGCGGGATTCGAACCCGCGGTACGCTTTGAAACGTACACACGCTTTCCAGGCGTGCGATTTAAACCACTCATCCACCTCTCCGATAGGCTCGATTATACGTGAGCGGCTCTGCGTCAATCGTAAGCCGAGCGAGCCCCGTGCAGGAAACACCATGTTGATGAAGTTCGTTCGCTGCGACCGGTAACAGTCGTTGTGATTCAATCTGAACGTAAAGTTGATAAAGTGAAGCGAATACCGGGACTTTGGCGTGTAGCAACCTGGACTATTCCTGAGCGCTCAAGTACCGTGTCAAAAAACTCTCGAAAATTCTCGAAAACGCTTCTGGTTTTACTTCGACGAAACACTTTGGCAATCCCGGTCACTAACCCGATTAAATCTATTTGATAGAAACGATATCGTTATGAGTATACAATCTAACCCTGACTTGAAAGCCGCATCTGGCCTCGTCGCTGACTATTCACCACCCAAGGTTTGGACTTGGGATAAGGCAAACGGGGGGCGGTTTGCCAACATCAACCGTCCGATTGCTGGAGCCACCCATGAAAAGGCATTGCCCTTAGGAACTCACCCGTTACAGCTTTATTCTCTTGGAACGCCAAATGGCGTCAAAGTTACCGTCATGCTTGAAGAACTGCTGGCGCTTGGTCTTCAAGGTGCTGAATACGACGCTTGGCCGGTTCGTATTGGCGACGGCGAGCAATTCAGTACAGGTTTTGTTGAGATCAATCCCAACTCTAAAATTCCTGCCCTTGTTGATCGAAGCGGCGACAAACCCGTTACGGTGTTTGAGTCGGCCGCCATTTTGTTCTACCTTGCAGAAAAGTTTTCGGTTTTCCTGCCCACTGAGCATCCAGCGCGCAGTGATTGCCTTTCCTGGTTGTTTTGGCAAATGGGCAGCGCGCCTTACCTAGGCGGTGGTTTTGGCCACTTTTACGCTTATGCACCGAGCAAAATGGAATATCCAATTGACCGCTTCACCATGGAGGTGAAGCGCCAGATGGATGTGTTGGATCGTCTACTCAGTGATCGTTCATTCATCGTTGGTGAGTCCTATACCATTGCAGACATGGCAATTTGGCCGTGGTACGGTCAACTAGTGCTTGGTAGACTTTATGGTGCAGCAGAGTTCCTTGACGTTGAAAGCTATACAAACTTGCTGCGCTGGGCTCGAGACATTGGCGCTCGACCAGCCGTTCAGCGCGGAAGGCTTGTCAATAAGTTGACTGGCGACGCGGACATGCAGGTGCCCGAGCGGCACAGTGAGGCTGACTTTAACGGCAAGCGCCTCGATTGAGCAGGGGCCCGCTGGACCCCCAAGACCTTGAACTAGGGCCTGTTAGGCCCTCATGCAATTAGCGAGTCAAGATGAATTACCCAGCGATCAGCTTGGTGATTCGCTCTTGATTTGCAGCGATTTTCTTATGGTTTTCAAGAATGCTTTGGCGACGCTCATAGATTGCGTCTGCGTTCTTTAGAATCGCCGCCCGATTGCCTTCGACTTTTTCCATCACGGCGTCGATCTTTGCGCGGTTGGCCGTGGCGCGCTCTTGAATCTCTGCAATCCTTGAACTGTTCGATGCAATGCGCTCTGCATTTGTTTCCGGGGTCGCTTGCTCGGGATGCAGATCGCCGTCGAGCCATTTACGGTTCGTCTCGATATTGCCGGCGTTAAATTCGACGATGTCGGCATTGCCTTCCATGATCATGTGATTGACTTCGATCAGCATCTTGTTGATTTCGCTCATCTTTTCGCTCACAGCAATAACTCGGGCATTGAGCTTTGAGCGATGATCAAGAAAGTCAATGTGGGCCTGATTCAGCATGGAGTCACGAAAGTTCTCCTGGACCGCACCCTCAACCTTCATCGATTGAAGAATAGCCTTGCGGTTCCTGAAAATATCATCGGTATTTTGATTGGCCATCTGGCGGTTGCCCATGAAGGCCGCCGAGTAGTTCTTCATGATCAAGGCTCGGTTTTCCTCAATCATTGAGCGCTCGCGATAGGCCTGCGCCTTATTCCACATGACAGTGGATTCAAGTTCAAAAAGTTTCTTGCGATTGGCGCGGATGTTTGCGCGATTATCTTCGACCTGACTCATCAACTTCTCCAAATTAGAGCGATTGCTCGCTACGGGTTTTTCGGAATTTATGACGCGCTCGCCGTGATTCAGTGAGTTGCTTTGAGAATTCGGTCTACGCGCGAGTTGGATCTTACATCGAAACATTTGACAACACATACAAGGCACAAAATATATGTGCAGCAATGGAAATGCAAACTTGAGAGTCTTGATTTTTCGAGCACGAGAGCAGCTAAGG